ATCTTGCACAGCAATACTAGCATTTATATTACACCATACTTTAGCCAACCCTTGTTGCAGATTAGTTGTTGTACTATTGCCTTCACCTGTAACAAGTATAGAACCTGCTGTGCTTACGCCTGTAAATTTATCTACTTTAAGTTCACTTGCCATTATGCTAAATCTCCGTGTACTACTCCATGACTGTAAGGTCCATCATAATATGTACCATCAACCCATATTGATACTGATTTAAATTTTTCTGATGTGTGCATCCAAGTACACATCACAAGAGAACCAGAATAACCAGTGCCATTACCACCCCCTCCTGTAGCAGCATTATGAGCATTAGACATATTGTTTGTTAAATTTACATCTGCTCCACCTGTACCAAGGTCTGTTAATGAAGCAATATTAAGACTATTTTCTATAGTATAAGTTGAAGCAGTTTCGTGGTCTACCCATGCTTTTGCTACCCCCTTAATTAAATTCTGTGTGGTTGTACCATCTACATAAGTAGAATTAGAGCCTTTGACTTTAACATTCGTACCACCTGAACCTGCTTTATCTACAATGGTGTCTACATTTAATTGACTTGTCATACGATACTCCAATAACCATTAACAGTAACTGTCGCTGATTGTGTTATAGGACCTGCTGATAATCCATTCGTTGTTGAACTAATTGTTATGTCTGCACTTATAGTTTGTCCATTTGTTCTGATAATACTATTGTTGCCTAAAAAGGGATATCTGTCATCTGATTCAGTTTTAGTGTAGGTTTCGTTTACGGAGAACACATCGTAAACAATCATCTCCACTATGTCATTTAAGGTCGCACCTGTTGCTAGAACAACACTTGTACCACTTGTTGCAGTGTAGTCTGTTCCTGCTTTGAGTAACACACCATTCTGATACACATCCATGTACAAACTATCTGTGTAAGTTAGTGTCAAAGAGTTTGCATCACTGCCACTAAAAGTTGTTTGACTTGCAGTAGCCTGATACACAAATCTGTTTCTTACCCCATTAGTGGGTGATTTACCAATATATCCCATATTTTATCCTTTTGGCTTCGTTGGAAATGTGATGTTTGATAAAGCATCATCAGTTGGTGTTTGAGTAGTTATGTCTCTTAGTGCTTGTCTATAGTTTTTCCAAGCAGTAGACATGGTAACATCTGAATTAGCCATCCAATCTGTTTCAACTAGTAGTACATCTCTTTGTCTACGAAGTTCTGTCATTCTTCTATTAGGTGTATCATCATTCCATGCTTTTGCTTCAGCATCTACAATAGCTTCTTCTGTATCAGTAAGTTGTACTTTAACACCATTTAACATTTTATATTTTGCCATAACTAATCCTATTTAAGAAGGTCTTTCAAGTGCATACAAACTAATATCATGTGATTCCAAACCATTACCATCACTTGCAAACATACTAAATCCTCGTATTAATTGTTGACCAGTATCAGGACTGAGTTGACCTCCTTGATAACCTGCCTGTCCATTTCCACCAGTATTCATGTTTGTGTATCCACCAATTATACACGCAGGATATTTGTTTGTTGCATCTGAAGCATAATTTCTATTGTTCAGAAAAAAATATCCTGATTGACCCTCATGATTAGCACTTCCAATAGCTCCACCTAAATGTAACAAGGTGTTGCCATTACTTTGAGTTGCTCCACCATCTGCGTCATAATAATATTGATAATTGTTTGTTCCACTTATGGCTGAACCACTAGAATCTAAAAATCTAAATCTAGGACTTGCACCATCAGTTGCTGTTTTCATAAAATAAGTGACATAAAAAGTATCAAAATCAGTTGATAAATTATCAAAGTCTACTGATGTAACTGTGCTTGTACTAACTGACCTAGATATAGCTATCATTGCTGAAGTAGCACCTGTAAAATTAGTGCCGCCATCAAGAACTTTAGTTAAAGCCATAACCTACTCCTTATGCGTATGGACTGTCACCTAATACAGATGTATCCCAAGCTGCCTTGAGCTTTGCAATAGTATCTGCACTTGATATTGCACTTGCTGCAGGTGCATCTCTAAGAGCTTTCTTCTTAGTTACACTAGCTGATTGTGCAGATGAATCTCCTGCTTCTAATGCTTTCATGTACACTACATCTTCTTCTTCTAGTAGTGGTTTTCTGACTTCTCTAATCTTATCTTGAAAGATTTTCTTAGCTTCAGTCATGTCTTCTGATATAACCTTCTTGTCTGAGTCTGCAACCCAAGCATTTCTAAAGTGTCTATCGGAAGGTTTGGTAACTGTAGAAGCATCTACAGTAACACCATTTTTATCTACGATATTTGTTGTTGGCATTGTGTTCTCCTTTATGCTGCCTTATCAGTGGCTATTATATTCTCATCAATCTTCCAAGCGTTTCGCCACTCTCTTGTACTTGGAAGCTGATTCTTTTTACAAATAACTAATCTTGGTCTATTAGCTTTTTGATATTCTCTCCACACTCTTTGTGGTATGTCTTTCATAATTAAATATTCTATTGCTTGTTCTTCTGTCATTGCTTCAACAGGTTCAGTATTGTGTAGCAAGTAACCTCTTGTGTGTTTCTTGAAGTCAGGTTGTGCTTCATCTTCTTGTAATGCCCAATACACTTCTACAGGTGGTAGTATGCCACCTTGTAATGCACAAGCAAGCCAATTAGGGTCAGGCACTGTTATCTTAGAACATTCTTCAGGTGCATCAGGGTCTTCCCATACAATGCGATAGTCTGATTGTTTACCCTCTAAGTTTTCTTTTGCCCAACACAACCTATCCCATAAATGTGTACCTTGAAACTTTGGTGTTTTTATTTTCATGCTAGGTCTCCTTGAACTGTACACATAAGAGCTTCAGCATCTTCATGTGAAGCATTATCTGGTCTGGTAGTAGATATTCTAAAACTTCCTACTGCGTGTGCTGTATCATGGTCATCCTGATAACTTGAACAATATAAATTTTCAGTAGTAGAAGCATCTCTTTGTGTATGACTTCCTATTGAATAATCATTATTACTCATATCATTATTTATTGTAATAGTGTAGTCTCCAGTTCCATTATCAGTTGTGCCACTTACATTAAAGCTATCTCGTGTCGCAATAGTTCCTGTGCCATTCAAGTTAATCCAAACTTTAGCAACACCATTAAAAATATAACTTGTATCAATGGACTTCTCTGTACCAGTATTAACTTGGTCAGATGTTGTTAATGTATCAAATGCTATTGTTCCGTTTGCCATTATGCTAAATCTCCATGTGCTAAACAACAAATATCAGCATTGTCGTTGATTCCTCCAGAAGTGTTATAAGTTGCTACATTGAAACCAGTTGTAGCAGGCAATCTTATACCTAATAGTCTATTAGCTCCAGTATTTGCATTTTCTCCTACAGAGCCACTTCTACAGTAGTCATCATTGTTCATTGCGTTAGTAAATACAACTGTATAATAACCTGTACCATTATCTGTTATTGAAGCAAAATTAAGACTATCTCTTGCTGTTGGTGTTCCAGTACCATCAAAGTTAACCCAAGACTTAGCCAACCCTTGTTGTAAGTTCGTTGTGGTAGAACCACCCTCACCTGTAACAACAATGCTACCTGCTGAAGTTGTACCTGTTAAGGTGTTTGTTTTTAAGGTACTCATGCTAAGTCTCCGTGTACTGTAACTCCACCATAATCACTGTCGGCAGCAGCATCATTACGTCTTGATACAAAAATAAAACTTCCAGTAGCATGGGTTTTTGCTCCTGCATAAACTCCTACACCTCCACTAGTATAATCAGCATTAGGAGCAGTTGGTGTTGAATAATTGGCACTATTCATATCATTATTAATAGTGATTGTGTGATTTCCTGAACCATTATCTGTCATACTTGTTAAATTAAAAGAATCGCCAACTCCTGTAGTACCAGTTCCAGACAAAGCTGTTGGGTCAAATTTTACCCAACACTTAGCTATTCCTTGCACTAAATTCTGTGTAACACTTGTGCCACCATCAGACTCATACACAGATGTATTCTTAACTCTTATGTCTGTTCCTAGTGAACCACCAGTCTTTCGTATTGTATCTACAAATATTTCACTCATACTGTTACGAGCC